TTGAATCGTAATAGTGCAGGTAAAAGTGTTGGTTTCCACAGACACACTCGACTACAGTATCGGGGGCTGTCATTCCTTCAAACACACCTTTCCATGTATTGCACTCTGGACACTTAAGCTCTACTGACCCAATGTCGGCTACAGCATCCCATTGGTGACTGCAACAGAGACACAAAGCGGCACCTCTTAACTTCGGCCTACCAGAGTCTAAGTTAACGACGTTACTCATCACTTCACCCCCACCGCAGGCTTAGATTGATAAGCAATTAGTGCGTCTTGTATTGCAGGCATGATTAGGTTATTTTCCATTATTCTTTCTCCTTAATGTACGGTTGGAGGAATATCGCATACTATCGCATACATGTCCACTTATTCAGCCTCTCCCCAAGATGGTCCCATTTCTATGTCACAAACGTTAGGAACCTCTAAAGGCACGGCATTTTCCATTACCCGGGCAATCTCCTCCGCTTCCTCTCGGTTCTTCACCGACATGGCCAGTTCATCATGGAGTTGTAGCATGGGTAGTTTTCCCATCTTATACAGATTGACCATCGCCTTCTTAGTCATGTCCGCGGCAGATGCTTGGATGAGTCTGTTGAGTGCTTTATAGGTATACGCCCGCTTTAGTCTGGTCGTAGGTCCGTAGGCATCAACCGCTTCCTTGTAGGGTAGCGCCTTGTTCATGGCGAATGTGTCTGGCTCCCACATATCGAATCGACACTTACGACCTTCTAGTGATCGCAGTGCACCACCGGACGACTTATCGTTCAGTCGGTTCATTACACCGGTCATCAATCCTTTAACGAAAGGAACACGAGCGTGGTATTGCTTAACCAAACCCTTCGCTTCGTCCACTGAGATATCTAATTGGTCCGACATCTTATTAACACCCATGCCGTAAATTAAACCTAAGTTAATGGTCTTGGCCTGCTTCCGCGGAATGTTAGCCATCTCCGCGACCAGACTATGGAAGTCTGTTTCCGGTTTATTGTTATAAGCCTCAACAAAGTCAGACGCTCCTTCCAAGGGTATCCCTCGCGTTTTTCCGTATACATGCGCATAATGGACCAAGATGCGTGGTTCTTGTTGCGAGAAGTCAATTGCAGCCCACTTATCCCCTTCTTCCGGCAGGAATAGTGAACGTATCATGGGTCCATAAATAGGATCGCGAGCCGGGATTTGCTGTAAGTTAGGATTCCTCATTGAGATGCGGCCCGACACAGTACCCCCATCATCAGAACGGAGTTGATTAACATGACTATGAATTCGGCCATCAGCGTGGCAGTGCTTCATGATGGAATTGATGAAAGTCCCGGAGGTCTTATTCAGCTTCCGAGCCTCGACAATGAGCTTCGCGACGGGGTGATTATGCTCTTGGAGGAAGAGTTTGGTGAAGGAAGGTGCGCCTTTCTCAGTCTTTGGGTACTGGATTCCGAGGTTGTCGAACGACTTGGCAAGAGACTGTGCAGCCCATATTTCAACGCCCGATCCAGCGACGCGCTTCAACTCCTTCAAGACCTCCCGCTCCCGTTTAAGGAGGCTGTCCCTAGTACGCTCCACACGATTGACGTCAACACGAACCCCGCGCATAGTCATGTCCACGAGACATGGCAGCAAATCCAGTTCGAGATTAGCGACGCCCCACAAGTCCTCTTGGCTCAACTTAATGGAAAAGTAATTCCAAAGTTCGAGGGTAAGTTCCGCGTCTGCTTCGGCGTATGGACCGACATACATAGCGGGCATCTTCCACATTTCAGCTTTGGGATCGACACCGAATTCCCGAGCAGCCTCAGTTAAAGCTTTCTCAGATTTAGTTTTGTTTAGTAGATCGTAACAAAGCGCATTTAAACTGTAACTGAAACGGTTTTCGTCGAGCAAGGATGCGACGATCATCGTATCGATAATACGTCCGTTGACCGTGAACCCCATTTGTTTAATCCAACCCAAGTCGTACTGAGCGTTGTGCATGATCTTATCCGCAGGACACTCAAATACTTTTTTAAGCCATCGGTTAACGATACGCTCATCAAGGTTACCACCACCTAAGTGACGGATAGGTAAGTAGCACGACCAACCATCGACTGCGACGGCATAGCCTACGACTTCGCCGTCCCCTGTTGGCCATCCGGGACCGTTCACCTTTAGGTTCGGGTCGCGTGTTTCCACATCGATTGCAATCTTAGATGCCCCAGTAATATCGGGCAGCTCTAAAGGTGGAACCCATTCGTTCTTGTTAGCGAACATTGCCATTTGTAAACTCATTCTAAACGTCCTTTGTTGGTACGGTCTTGCAAAGCTCGTATGACCAGTGCATCTCTTCTTCGTTTTGTACGACATCTAACCGAGGGTCATCGCCCATGGAGTATCGCAAATACCAAACACTTTTTTGTTTATCCTGCTTGGAGTCTTCGTTCTTATTATCCATTCGCCATATATATTTAAACGCTGCTATCTCGGCATAGATGTCAACTTTGTCTTGCCCAAACGCTGCAACCATCGCGTCAATACATTCGATCTCACTGTCTGCGTAATGACTAGGTTGTGAAACCATTTTGTCTTTACTCATATCAAATCCTCTTCTTCTTTAAGGTCTTCTAAACTAGCTTTAGAAAAGAATGCCGGAGTCTGATCCCCGACCCATGATCCGAGAATGTTAAACTCGAAAAATTCTACTGCCTCGTCATACGTCATCCCGTCTCGGTAGACTAATATGCCAAGAATCTTATCTGTATCGTATAGGACAACCGACTCTTGTCCGCACCTTTGAACAAGGCCCATAATGGCGGCGTTATACCCATCTGCTTTTAGCATGTCCTACTCCTGTCAGTGTTTCGGTTTATTGATGTTGCCAGTAGCTACAAAGTCCTTCTCATCTTTATCCCAATCAAACGTCACACCGTGCGACACTTGCTCGGTAGGCTTGGTGAACATAGGGTCTTCCTTCATATCTTTAGAAACCTTGGAGACCCACTCTTTCCAACTCATTTTTTGTAATTCTTTCATAGATCATAACTCCTCGTTACATCTTCAGCGTCAACAATAAATAGATTTTGCTTGGTGCGTGTTACGCCGACATAAAACACGCGGTGCATATCATCCGGATTAATGCGCATTTCGGTATCTGCTGCTGGACTAAGGTCCGTGAACAGTACAACGTTATCCGCTTCGCCCCCTTTAGAACCGTGGATCGTGGACGCAGTAATACGGGGTATCCCATTAAACTTCTCGCCCCGTCGTAGCAGGGCCGTGATGTAGGCTCTGTCTACTTCGGGCAGCTTATCCATAGCTTCGGACCAGATCATAGACTTATCGGCTTGTAGGCCGTACTTCTCAATCAGAACCCCCATTGTTATAAGGTCGTGATCGTCCAAGCCAGTAAGCTTCTTATAGCCCCTTAATACTCGGGTGCCGGTAGACATAAAACTGTATATCTTACGTGCTACTTCCCCAGAGACTTCGTTACCTTTGCGCAACTGCTCCCACCCGTTAACCGAATCAGATAGCTTCTCGCTAATGCTCCGATGGCCGCGGTAGTTGAACAGGTAACCACTGGACTTCAGGTCACTTGCTACAGGCTGTAAATGGTATCCCGCTTGAGACAGTATTAACCATGAACCTTCCGACATGTCTAACGCCGCAATGGTGTTGATACGGGTCACCTTACCGGGCTCCTCCTTGGGTTCGTACTGTTTCGGAAACCTTCGGTTTATGCGCCGTACAACATTCTCAGCAAGGTGGTGGACCGACTGGGGTATCCGGTAAGACTGCGACAATGTTTCAGAGCCGCCCGGAAGATTAATAAAGTGATCCACGTCTGCGCCTGCCCATCGATAGATAGCTTGGTCATCGTCACCTGCACAATACATTCTTTTAGAATGCCCATCGATAGCGTGAGCTAGTTCCCATTGCAGTGGACTTAAATCCTGTGCCTCATCTAAGAAGCATAGATCGAAGTCAGGGCAGAAGGTGTCAGCCCCTTTAACGAACTCCGCCAACATGTCGGTGAAGTCATAAAGCCCCATGCTTTCTTTGTACTCTCTGAGACATTTATCAACATAGTTGACAGTGTTCCAATCGGGCTCAAGGTTGCTTTGGTTGTACTGTTCTCTTAGAGGGACCTTTCTCAAACGGGCTAGGTTAATCAGCCCGAGTATAGGATCATTACTGGCAACCATAGAGGGGATGTCGTCATCAAAGCTCCCGGCTTTTGTTCCGCCAAGCGTTACGCCTATAGAACGACTAAGCTCCCGGAAGTGTGCTTCTTGCATCACCTGCTCGGGTCTGATATCTGTCATGGTTAACGCAAGGGAGTGCAGTGTTCGGAAGTAGATCAGGTCCTTTTTGGGGTCCAGATTAAATCGAGCTGCGGCGCGTTCTTTTGCTTCGTTGGCCGCTTTCCGTGTAAAGGCTAGGAAAGCAATGCGGTGCGGATGTGTACCCGCTTCTAAGGCTTCATCTACCATGTTCAACAACGTGGTAGTTTTACCTGTTCCCGGTGGTCCAAATATTCTAAACATCCTTGCCCTTCTCCCGGCTATATATCTGTTGGACTCTCTGCTTAGAGATACCAAAGTATTTAGCGACTGCCGTCATCGTCATAAGATCATTGTCAATCATCTGAATGATCTCCGCATTACGGCGTTTGCTATATTCTTCAAAAGTTAACTCGACCATTAGAAAGGTGCTCCCTGCTG